GCCGTTGTTCCTGGCGCGCTGATCAGCAGACCGAGCTCAGGACTCTTCGGACCCGCAATGTGCTCCGGGTACAGGTTAATGCACAGATCAGTTGAGCCTGATCTGGATCTGTCTTGGTTAAAACTCTCGAAGATTGGCGACAACACGTCAGCCGTTGCTACGGTTGGTTGAGTCGTTATAGATGTTGTAGGCTGACTGCGCGCGCGAGACGATCGCGCTGTCATACGGCGCCGGGGATTGCTTGATATTCGTGCGCTTGATGTTCCCCAAGGACTGCCGCGCTTCCTCGACGAGCCAGCCTGGAGGGTCTCCCTGCTTGTAGTATGGCCACAGTTTGACGCCAACATTGTCCACGATCGCCTGGATATATCCCGGCGGAAGGCTGAAAGCCGTGGTCAAGTTGGCAAGGTCTGCCAATTGCAAGCGCGCCATAAAGTGCATGGTGTAGGCGATCAGTGGCATCGGGAAGATGTTGATGATGCCAAGCGGAAACTGCGGGTCATAAAACAGCGTGTCAGGCAACTGAGAGGTTTGGGTCAGCAGCCCGATCTGGTTCCATTGTTCTTGCGTGATCACATCGACGGGGTAGCGGTTCGCATTCGTGTCCACCAAGTAAGCCGCACCAGGACCGGTGAGGATCTCAAGCGGGCGCGGGGCAGTGATATCGGGCCCCCCGCTTGGCCCGATGGTGTACGCGTTCTTGCTGGCTTGTAGTGGAAAGGACTGTTCGAGATTCGCGAAACAGATGAGCCTTTCGTTTGACCACGAGTCGAGCATTTTGTTAATGACCGACAGACCGCGCGCACCGTCGGCTGCGTTAATGGCTACGCCAGGCGCATAGACCTTGATCTTTTCGAGCGCGTCCTGAAGAACGCTTTGCGCGGTGTCTGGCATGATGGTCTCGGATTAGGCGAGCGCATCGGCCTTTTGCGCATTGCGATACTGCCGACTGCGCTTATCGACTTTCTTATGTTTGGATTTCGGAGCAACGGCTGCTACGACCGGAGCCTGGGCCTCTGCCGCTGCATTCGTCGCCGCGGCCGGCGCGTTCGAGACTGCGACAGCATCGGTGACAGGGAGGTCGTCTTCCGTCGCGATGATCGGCGTATCAGCCCAGCCATTACCCAGCGCCTTTTCTTCCGCTGCACTATTCACGATGACCGGTATTTCCAGCGCGTGATACTGCCACTTCGGAAATTCCTGATGTGCGTAACCGCTCGTCGGTTGCGCCTCGAGCATCGCCAACTCGTAGGCTTCCGGATCCGGCATGTTGTGTGGCCGGTATCCCCTCGCCGCGTAATATTTCTCTTGGTCGACCGTGGTCACGGTCACTTCAGGGAATTTCTCGACCTGGGTGCACACGGTATCGGGGGCGAAGAGCCCCTTGCCTTTGCCTTCGAGTTGCTTCCAGATTGCTGGCTGATGCTGGGAGTGGTGCATTTTTTTCGGGTATTCCTGAAATTGCATGGTGGTCTCCTTGTGGTTCGTTAATAGGATCCAGCGGTCATCGGGTCAGGTTGAGCCGAAGGAGGTCCGAGGACGGCTTTATCGCCGGCGCCGCTGGAAGTCAGGTATTGCTTGATCGCGCGCACGGAGTTCGGACGAACGTAGAGCTTCCAGTCTTCGAATGCCTGGCGATCGTGTATCCAGTTTGCGTCGGAATAGGTCGTCCGATGGGTGTCGTCTTCGACTCCAGTGAGGAAGGGATGAAGGTGGCGGACCATGACGTCGAGCCGCTCCTTCCAGCAGCCCGTCGCGCGCCCGAGCATCTCCCACACGTCGTCGAAATACAGGTGGTTGAAGCCGCGCGGGTGTAGGTAGCCCACGGCGCGCAACAACTCACCAGGCCATACGGCTGCCCCCATGCGCCGCGGCATCTGGTTCGTGCCGTCCGCGCAGGACGCGATATGCCGGCCGCCCACCGCCTCTTCGACCAGAATGCGGTCCCATCCATGGGTTTCAGGAACCAGATCATCGGTGAGTATCCCGACCCAATCGAGCTTCATGTAGAGGCCGGAGGCCTCCCGTATCTTGTCGCCCATCTGCTGCGATTGCGTCGAAACCAGGCGCCAGCCGTCCGGAAGTTCGAGGCGGCCGTAATCGGATACCTCATCGTGTTGCACGAGGATGATCCCTGGAGTGCTCAGCCCCGTGTTGACCGCCTCATTAACGTAGCGCCAGAGAACGTTCACCCGACCACGAGAGGGGAGTAACCATAGGCCGTTTGCGTTCACGCAGCCGCCTTGTCTTTCGTGGTGATGACCTTGTGGTTCGCCTGCAGCCACTTCATGTAGTTCGCTTCCCAGCACTTGCGCCCGACGTGCTTGAACGTGATGTTGGGGTCAAGCCACAGCCGGCCGCCGATCGCCTTCCACTTGTTGCAGAAGTCGAGATCCTCGCCCCAGAACTTCCCGAGTCCCTCGTCCTCGGTGTAATGAACCTGAGCATTGAAAATGTCGTAGTGCCAAGGCAGCGGGCCACCATCACCCGGCTCGTACTTGTTGGAGTAGTCCGCCACGAATCGCTCGAGGGCCTCGCGCTTGATGCGGAAATACCCCGTGCCAATGCGGCGAACCTCGAGCATGCCGTCTTCGATCGTGCAGTCACCTTGCTCGTTGGTGACCAACTCGACGTTGTTGAACGTCAGATCATCCGTTTTCTTCGGCACAGCGCCAGCCACAATATCGTGTCGATCGATAACCGCGCGCACGAAGGCGGTCGCCTCCCAGCCTTGGTCGGCATCGATGAAGAACAAACAATCTTGTTTCAGCGGGTTTTGCAGGAACCCGGTTGCAAGGTGATTTCTCGCCTTTGCGATGAACTGGTCACCTCCGAGAAAAGCGAGGTCGACGAGAATCCCGTAGGTTTGGCAAAGGTTCATCGTCTCCGCCATGCTGGTCAGGAACTCGACCGACAAATTGCGATCGAGCGTGGGCACTGCGAGCAGCACCCTGGGTTGGATCGGCTTTACAACTGCGTCCATGTGCCTCCTTTCACTTTGAAAAACCCGCCCAGCCGAAGCCGGGCGGGGACTATGAAAACGAATGCACCTGTGTCACGCGCCGCCGATCATGTTGAGCCCGACCAGGGTCGTACGCAGCTCGTCTACCAAGTTCGTTTGCGCGTTATCGGCCGGCAACACCGTCTGCGCCAGGTAACTCCCGGAGGGCGGGAACAACTGGAACTGACCGACCAGATACGTCTGAGGCTGGGGTGTGACCGTGACGGCGCTCGTGTTGGAAAAGGTGATGCCCAACACGTTCGCAGCCGACACACGGGCCCCCGCAAGACCGATCGAGGCTTCCGGACTTGACTTGTTGACCAGCACCAATTGAGAAGCTACCAGCCCGGTAACCGTAAAGCCCTGCTCGGCCGTGGTAACCGGCCCTACGGCCGCCGGCGTCAACGTCACGCTGTACAAGGTCAGTGGCGCCACCGGTGCTTTGCGAGACAAGGTGATCTGGTAGATCTCGTTTTGCGTCGGAAGCTGCGGCGTCGCGGTCGCGAGCCAGGACAACCCAAGAACGCTTGCCGCACTCACCCGTGCACCCACAACAGCAATACCCGTTTGCGTGCTTGGCTTCGATACACCGGAAACCGTGTCATCCGCCAACACCGCGCCGGTTACCGTCAGCGCGAGCTCGGTTAGGATTGACGCCGTAGGGGTGGTGGTGTTGATGTAGTTGGCCCCCAGTACAACGGTGGCCTCCTGCGCACTCAGTCCCGCCAAAGCGACGTAAGAATACGACTCTGCCGCGGTCGGCGTGATGGCAGTCACGGTGTCGTTTATGAACGTGATGCCTACTTGCCCGTTTCCCGCTACGCGACACCCCACGATCCCGAGACCGGCCTGGTCGGTCGGTTTGATCACGTGGACAATCATGCCGGGAGCTACACCAGTGAACCCCGAGAATATCTGCTCGGGTGTGGACAACGCCGGAACCACGGCCGGACTCAGAGTAATTGCTAGCGCCATGTTCCGGAGAGCCGCCACCAGATAGGCCTCCGCAACCGTCGGCGTAACCGTTGCGGCCGAGGGGTTGCAGTAGTTGGCCACGATGGTTGCCGCCGTCACGCCGGCGCGCGCTCCCGCAAGACCCAAGCCAGCCTGCGCTGCGATCTTGTTGAAGATTACGAAGTCCGACGAATTGGTCGGAGCACCCGTCACCGTCAGGGTTTGCGCTGCGACCGTGCTGGCCGCTACAGCAGTCGGGGTAACGGTCGTGGTGTTGACCGCATACAAAGTTGCCCCGGAACCAGCCGTCGGAATGAGGGCTTGGTTTTGATTCGAACGCTGCCCGACTTGCGCGGCAGCTCCGTAAAAGCCGATTGGATCGCTCGTCGTTTGCCCGACCATGCTACCGACGGCCGAGTTTACGAAGGTTTCGGCGGTGCCGACTTTAGTTGAGATTCCAGTCATGATGATTCTCCAGAAAGGTTAATTGAGATTGCCCATGTGGAGCAGAGCCCGGGGATCGGCGAAGTCCTTATAGTCGCGAGTAGCGATCGCCATTTTCATCAGCGACACCCACTCTTCCGCTGTTCTCTTCATCACGCGCGGAAAAAACGGCACTGGAACCAATTGTCCGGTTTTCGTGTCGATCGCCCACACCTGATAAAGCGGTTCACGCCCTGTCTCTACTCCGTCCATGAAGCAGTTCTAGTTGGTGAGCCTGCAGCCGAGCTCTGGGTAGTAAGTTGCCGTACCCCACATGACGTCGATCCGAGTCGGTAGCACGTCGTTGTTGATGTCGTAGTCGCGGATCACGCGCAGGTTGATGCCCTTGTAGTTCTCCTGCGCCTTGAAATCCACGCCATCCGGCATGATCAGCGGCACGGTCACCAGGCCGAAACAGTCGCGAGTAAAGCCGATGTTTTTGGCGAGGTTCGAACCCGCTGCCCCTGAAATCACGGTGATCGCAGCGCCCGAGATCGGGCTTGCATCCACCGTCTGGTAGGCCCCCGTGGTCACGATCGGCGGATAGATGGACAGTGAAGACGCGCCCGCGCCACTCGAGTTCGCCGTCGCCGTAACCACGAAGTTACGCAGCGAGCCCGTGCTCGCCAGG